TATTGTGAATAAAACTCTGATGCATCTCTCAATCTTGAGAGCATCAAATCCTCAAGGACATCATCTCTGTCATATTGGATCACAGTGATTCTCTTGGTTGGATCAATGTGAGATACCTTGTGAATATCTCTGTTGTCCCAGTCAGTCAAGAGCTCATCATCTGTGTCAATCATGCAAAATATCACAAATGCTCTTGGCTTGTTGAATAGATGCATATATCCTCTGACTTGCCATTCATATGAATCAGCATCCTCTGGCAAGGCTGGAAAGGTTTCAAGGCTCCAGGATGTTTTGATGTCAATGATGGAATCATCAGTGATGATATCTGGATGTCCTGAGAGATATCCTTGAGTCTCTCTCAATTGATTCTTGACAAAGTTGCTACCAAACCAAACTGAATTAACCAGAGCAATGGATTCCATTTCATACTCTGTGCCCTTTCTCATTTCCTTGGTTTCAAACTTGCTGGTGTATCCATAGAAATTCTCTTTTGCCATTTTCCTAATGTGGCTCTTGGCTGTCTCTGATAAGCTCTCAGACTTGTTCCTTGGATTGGTCATGAGCTTTGCTAATGATGAACATCTGAATATCATAACTGTGCCTCCTGTTCTGGTGTTAGTTTGTACGTTTTTTTCAATTGCTCTATTGAAAATTTACCCTTTTGAATAGCACTTAAGGCATCTTGAAATCTCTCCTCAGTTATTGATGGCAGCTCTTTATTAGTTTTGCTCACCTCATTGCCATCATCATCCACAGCTTGCAAGGCCAGGATTGCCTGTAATGTTGCCCTACGGTAGTAAGTTGTTGCACTGATCATCTTTTGTGGATCTGTAATCAATGGCAATGACAGCCATGATTCAATCATCTGACCAGAATCAATATCAATGATCTGAGTCACAAGCACTGTGTCATGGATTGGCTGCAATAACAACAGCCCATTCTCATGCAAGATTGGCTCAACAGTCTCCAGGAGAGCATTGATATCAGCATATGATTTCTTGAAATGTGGATTCGTTGCATTTTTAACAACCTTTCCAATGCTCAGCTTTGCTCTGTGGAGCTTGCTGTACAAACTGATTCCAGTAACTGGATCAGCTTTTTTTGCCCTCAACTTCTCTGATGTTGATGGGATGTCAAAATTTAATTGATTTTCCATATATGATGTTATTAATTTTTACAAATGTAGTGAAAAACTTTCATACCAAAGCACAAAAGAGTCAAAATCTTTTGCAATGTAATATGTTCCTCCAGCTCTCTCAACATCCAGTTGATATTGTTTCTGAGCATCTGATTGCCTGTCCTTTCCATATTTGACCTCAATCTTAACTGATCTGCCTCTGATGGTTGCTGAGATATCAGCTGTGCCCTTGGTGCCTGTTCCTGGAGTCCACTTGCCAGGGAGTTGTTTGAATGTATCACCAACTTGAATCTTGTTGCCAGCTCTGTATTGTCCTTGATTGGAGATCCTCTCAGCTTGTCCTCCCATTGCCTTGATCCAAAAGATGATGCACTTTGTTAGGTTATTGGCTGAGTTATCTTTCCAGTCAGTCAATGGAATCATCTCCTCTCTCATGGATGGATATTTCTCTTTGAGTTGCTCCAGCTCCAGGGCTTTGAGTTTGTCTCTGTTAGCTTTGTTCATAATCATTGAATTTATTGAATTCATCCTCTGTGACTCTCTTGACATCAAATTGATTTGGATTTGTTGTGCAATTAGCAACAAAATAGTGACCTTCCTCTTTTAGCTTGTCCATAATATCAAAGAGAATTGTCTTGTGCATATCCTCTCCGACCTCAATAATAAAGTATTTTTTTTCATCTTATTCTGATTTAAAGGTTTCGTTGTAGTATTGTTCTATTTTAAAATCCCCATTTACTTTATAATGTCTGTGACATTTATAAGCAAACTTACACATCTGCTCCTTCTCCATTGCTTTTGCTTGATGTAATTGAGCTATCAAATCATCTATACACCAATGAGAAGCACCATTGTTTTTTTGCTCAATAAAGTATTGAATCATTTTTTCTACTGCTGTCTGTTTCATATCGTATCAAATCGTATTAAATAGTATCAAATAATTGGTTATAGTAATCTCGTGCTAACTCTATCTTTTCTTGTATTTGCCATATTACTGTTTCGTCACGCTCTACTTTGAATACTTTGATTCGTCTTTCGTTAGGAATGTGGTCGAAGTTATGCTTCTTTTGTACAAAGTCCCTAATGTCTAAATCTTCGTCTATTTTATGCTGTTTCCAATGTTCTCTTCTTACTTCGTCTTCTACTATCTCAAAAGGTGTATTCATTAAGCAATAACAAAGTAACGATTCAGTTTTTCCTGTTAACCACATATAACCTTGAAGCTGGTAATAGTAGTCTTTGTTAGGTATTTCAGTATCAAAAAATGGGAACGTAGTAGCATCCCAAGAAGACTTAACGTCTAAAAGTATTTCATTCGTGTTTACGTCAGGTACACCGCTTATAAAGTCATTCTCGAAACGTTCTTCATTCTTGTAAATGAAGCCTAAATCTAAAACATCGTTTACAAAACTAATAGCTTCGTCTTCTACCTGGTTTCCTTTGTCGGTATAACGTGACCAAAACTCTTTTTTTATTCCGTATTTGTGTTCTAATACTAATTCCTGAATATAAGTTTTAGCTGTTTGCGATAGGCTCTCCCCTTTAGTGCGGGGAGTAGCCATTAATTTACCTATTTGTGACGCTCTTATTTTCATAACTCAGTAATTTGTTTAAGTTGTGACGCATCTAAATCAAAAGTTTCAATTAGCTTTTCTATTTGATATTCTCCGTTCTTAATTGCTTCGATAGCTTTGTTGAAACGTGCGTTATCAATCTTTGCTTTCTTTTGTTTAGGTTGTTCGTCTTTTACTTGTTCGCCATTTGCATCCGTATCTTTGTCGGTAACTAATCCTAATGCTGAAGATAATGCGTATCTACGGAAGTATGTTACACCACTACCAAAAGACTGATAGTCATTCATTCCTTTTAACGCTACTTGTGGTATTTCTACCATTGAATCTAAACATTCTCCACTTTCTACGTGGAATACTGTTGTACATAGGTAAGTAATACCTTCTTTAGTGTTTAGGGTTTGAGTGAATCCTAATCCGTGTTTTTGTAGTAGTGGATTAATCACTTCAAAGATTTTAGGCAAGTCAGCGTAAGAATAGCCGTAGCCTTGTGTCGCCTTGTGAATTACAGGGACTTCTTGTTGGAACGAAGCCAACGATTTAAATAAATTTTTCATAGGTGTTAAATTAAAATTATAAGCAAATATAAGTATTATTTTTATATTAGGATATATCTAATTAATTTTTTTTGCTTCAAGTATTGAAATTAATGCGTAGGTCTTTTCTATTTTATCCGTTTGTTCGAATTCAGTAGTCTTAGGCATTCTATTATCGGTTATCCAACTGGGTGTTATTTTAGATAGGTCAAAGACATATATTCCGTTAGGTGTTGAATTAATGTATAATGGTCTATAATTCGTGTCTAAGTAAGAATTTATCATAACGAAATACTTATCCTTTTCTAACATTAGTTCGTTATAATGTTTGTTTCTGCATTTAAGTTCTATTCGGTATTTATACCTTTCGCTTGTGCAGTCCCATCTACTAAACTTATCTTCTGAAAGTGTTAGGTCTTGAATGTAATTTTGTTTTAAGAAATCGAATAACTCATTTTCCTTCATATTCTTTTATCTTTTTTTTGTATTTCTGTATTAACTCTTGCAATTCGTCTTTTAACCATTTTTTTTCTGAGTTTCCGTTATTTTCTAACCACTCAACTCTTTCAATTCCTATCTTATTAATTAATGCTTTTCTATATTCAACGGCATTTCCACTCAGCATAACGTTACACTTATAACAAGACACCCATACATTGTCTTCGTGAAACCTAATTGCCGAATGACCTCCAGCACTTAAATAATGAGAAGCGTGTTTAACTCCATTAATAGGCTTTTGGCAACTTATACAAACGTTTCCTTTATCTCGTAGTCTTATGTATTTGTTAAAAGTTATTTGTGCTAATTTAATGTAGTCTTGTAGAGTCATTAAATTGGTTTTCATTTTAGACTTCGTCTTTTTCCACGCTTTTGATTTAGCTTGTTCTACGAAAACACGAATACACTCATCTTTTAAACAGTATTTTTGGTTAAAACGTACTGGCTCAAACTTCTCTTTGCAATTTTTACACTTCATAATCGAATATTGATGTTTGGTTTACATTCGTCTTTCTATAAATGTTTAATGCCGTTTCAAGTATTGTTTTGCCAACTTCATAATCTACTAAGTTACGTGCCATTTTATCGATTCTTTGTTCGCCTTTGTATAATTTAAAATTATAATCGTGAAACTCACATAAAACATCTACTTCATTTTTTGCCTTGCTTATAATTCCTGCTCCATCTCTTTCATTAACATTATTAGGCAAAATAAAATTAGTCCAATACAAATGCCTTCCGCGTTTTTGAGCTGGTATTAAAGGTTCGTAGTATGGAATTACATTTTCAATACAATACTTACCTTCAAAATAATTTTCTAAAAATAAAACTTCTTCATATAATTTTAAATCAGGATAAACAGGTATAAATGATTCTCTACTTTTTTGGCTAAATCTTACTCGTGAATGACTTGGGCAAGGCGGTGAACTCCAAATAAAATCAAACTCTTTGTAATGGTCAAGTAAATACTGATGTGCGTCTGCTACTATTACTTCGTCTTTTGGAAAACGCTCTTGGTACAAACGTGCTGCTTCGGGGTCAAGTTCAACAGCTGTTATTTCTAAATTGTCTGCTACTTCATCCCACTTGTAACGATTACCGCCTAAACAAGCGTATAGATTTAAAATTTTGTACTTTTTCATAAGGTTATATCTTTAAAATTAATTTGCTTTTTTAAGTCTATAACCTGATTTTTTAAGTCAAGGTTTATAAGTTCTAACCTAAATAAACTTTTATTAGCTATTCGATATTCGTTTTCCAAGTCTAAGAAAACACGATGTATTTCTTTAACGTCTTTTAAACTTTCAGACATAGAGTCTATTAAGTCTTTTCTATTAGGGTGGTTTTGTTTTATTTCGTCTAATGATAGGCTAATCTTAGCGTGTAATGCTCCTATTTGAACACTTGTTTTTAGTAGTATTAAATCTTCCATAGTTAAAAGG